ACCATCCTACTGTTATCGCTTCCATCATTAGGGTGGCTCGTAACATGGATGTATGTCCAGATGAAGTTTGGACGGTAGGATCAAGTGGAACACTCACCAGAGGACTACAACTCGCGTGGCCACGATCCTCCTTTCACTGCGTCCGTGTGGGACATAGCGGCGAGTACGGAAAGGCTAAGACCTACCAGTCAAAATACGCCTTCAACAAAGCAACCAAAGTGTTGCCCCCATTCCCGTCCGCACCAACCTACGACGCAAAGGCGTGGGAGTTTATCAAGGATCATGCGTCACCTGGCGCACTTTTTTGGAATGTAGGATCGTGAATATACCTTATCAGCGAAATAATCACATCATCAATAGTGATGTGAATGTAAACTTCGAAGACCTCCTAGAGATGACACCCGATCAGTTTAAAGACTGGGTTGTCGAAATGCGTAATGTTCTCAAAAAATCTTGGGATACTTATGGATGCCCTCCTCGTACTGGGAAATCTGAAGACAAAATTATAGAAAATTGGAATAAATTAGAGACTCATCCGGTCCATGAATTTGAGCGTGATGATGAGTTGAGTGATATTCCAAACGATGTCATTATCAATAAATCTAGGGGTGGATCTGAAGTTGATCAGTTCTTTGAAAACATGTTTCGTACTAGAATTAATTATACTGATAAAGATAATGGTTATTCTATCTACGATTTAGTGGCAGATCCTTCTAGATTAGAACAAGTATATAAAGGATCTCTTCGTCATTTTCGACGAGACTCTTTTTATAATTATGCACTTTCTACCATAAAGAATTCTACAAAATATTCTGTTGTAGATGTTGATACAGGGAAAGACTGGATTAGTATATTTTTTACGCAACCAGATTTATTTAAGAATAAAGATTTTCTTCTAGAAGAAGTCAAAATTAAAGAAGGATTGAATTCTGGATATTTTCAACTTGAACAGAGCGACATACTTCAGTTAACTCGTGAACAAATTCAAACATTTAAAGACAGTGGGTTGCTCCAATATCGACATCATTCTACATTTGATATTGAAAATATGCCTGACGATCGAGTCTACTCTATTCGATTGTATGATAAGGGAAAGAAAATATTTCCCTCCTGTTTTAAGGCATTTCGTATTGGATATATTCAGCCTGCGGTGAATTTCCCACCAATGACTGCTAAATACTTATATGAAAGATTTACTGAACACATCTCCGACAAAGGAGATTTGCGAATTTATGATCCGAGTGCTGGCTGGGGTGGTCGTATTCTCGGTGCTATGTCTGTTCGGGATGATCGGCATATTCATTATCTTGGTACTGATCCCAATCCTGACAATTTCTTTGACGATGGTACTTCCAAGTATTCTATGGTCGCAGATTTTTACAACCAGAAAACCACAAGATCCAATTCTTTCTTCTCCGATACAAATGAATATACGGTATATCAATTAGGTTCTGAGGAAATTAAAAAAGATCTTGACTTTCAGAATCATAAAGGTAAGATAGATCTAATCTTCACCTCTCCTCCGTATTTCAACCGAGAGGCATACAGCGAAAATGAAAATCAATCATATAAAAAATATGGATCTTCTTATGAATCTTGGAGGGATGGCTTTCTAAAACCCACCCTTGAAACATGCGCCGAGTGGTTGGCGTCTGAAAGATATCTTCTTTGGAATATTGCAGATATTCTAGTAAAGGGAAACTACCTTACTTTAGAAGAAGATTCTAAAAATATTTTGGAAAGTATGGGATTGGTATATAAATATAAATTGAAAATGGCTCTTGAAGGAATGCCAGGACAAAATAGGATGGGTGAAGATGGTAAACCCCTGTGTAAGAATTTTTGTAAAGTAAAAGGAAAATATTTAAAGTATGAACCTGTTTATATTTTTTGGAAACCATGATGACTAGCAGAGAAGAATTAGGATATCGATTGGAATCTATGTTCGATGAATATATCGAAAAGATTCAGAACAATCAGTCAAGCAGAAAACCTAGATTTTCTGCAATTATTAACTCATACCGAACTCCTAAAAAGTTTCAAAGGGAGTTGAAGGAAACATTTGTAAAGACAAGGGACGAAATCAATTGCGCGATTGAAGGATCTGATCCACAATGTGCAGAGGGATGGTCTTTTATGTCTAGTACTAAATTGAAAAAGGTAGAAGAATACCTTTCCATAATGATTGATGTTCTCGATAAAAACAGTAAAGTGGTTAGAAAAAAGAGAAAAGTAAATCCCGAAACTGCAATTAAAAATCTTAAGTTTAAAAACAAATTTAAGAAGATAGAATCTATAGATCCAAGGCAAATAGTCGATGCTAATCGTTTAATTTGTTATAATGTAAAATACAAAAAGATTGCATATTACTATAGCGAATCTGGATTGAGCGTTAAAGGAACTACTGTTCAGAATTTTAGTCCCGAGGAGTCTTTTGTCAAAAATATCGGTAGATCTAAAGTGGATCTTGAAACAATAAAGACAGCAGGTATTAACTGGGTTCTTCGGGAACTTGGAGATATCAAAGTAAAGAAACAAGAAGCAACTGGTAGGATAAATTTAGATACAATATTACTTAGGGTTATCAAATGAGACTACGAGGCGAATACTCGGAATTTGATGAAAATGGACTGCCAATCATATATGAATATGATGATTTAGTTTATTTCAATAAAAAGGCATATGCCGCAACAAGATCTACTGATTTATATCACCCATTACGAGAAGGCAGTGGTTGGTCACTAATTGGAACAGGTGCATCATTTTTCTCTGGCGTTGAACCGCAATTCACAAAGTCAGGAGATAAATGGTTTGACTTATCTTCTGGAGTGATGTATACTAGACTAGAACAAAACGATGGTGTTTTGTATTGGATAGAATTGTGATTTTATTAGATAACAACCAGATACTTATTGCAAGCATTTTTCAGTCATTAAAGACTCCAGAATTACAAGAGAAAAGTTTTTTACGGCATCTTGTTTTGAACACATACAGGATGTATCGATCTAAATTCAAAGATGAATATGGTGATCTTGTAATTTGCCATGACTCTTCTAATTGCTGGAGGAAAGACTTTTTCCCCGAATACAAGGCAAATAGAAAGCAAAAGCAAAAGGCAGATGTTGTAGATTGGAATGGAATCTATAACAAACTTCATGAAATCAGAGAAGAAATTAGGGAAAACTTTCCCTATAGAAATATCGCAGTCCCTCGAACTGAGGCAGATGATGTTATTTCCGTTCTATGTCATGAATACTCAGAGAAAGAAAACATTGTCATCGTTTCAAATGACAAAGACTTCAAGCAACTTTTATCTTTACCTAATGTAAAGCAATATTCTCCGATGAAAAAGGGATTCATTGATTGTGAAGATCCTAGTGGATATTTGTTTGATCATATTCTCAAGGGAGATTCGTCGGACGGAGTTCCCAACATCTTATCCGATTCTGATACTTTTGTCCGCAAAGATAAAAGACAGAAGAGATTGACTAAGAAAATCATTGAATTAATCGAAGATGAAATTAAGAGTTCTTCTAAGCCACCTGAATTTTGTCTTGAAAATTGGAATCGAAATAAACTGATTATTGATCTGTCTATGATTCCAAATGAAATTAAAGATGAAATTATTGAATCATACGAAAATTGTAAATTTGGCGATCGTTCATCGATGTTGAATTATATGATTGACAACAGGCTTAAAAATCTAATAGAAAATTTGGAGGACTTTTGATGAAAAAGTCAAAGAAAAAAATTGCGGACGGTGATAAATTTGATAAAATGAAAGAAAGAAGTAGCAAGAAACTATTCAAAACAAAAAAGAATAGACATAAGATGATATTAAAGAATTACACTAAATCTAATGACTATGATCGCATTGACGACATAGATGAACTGGAGAATTTAAATTGATGACAGGTACAAGAGTGAAACTCGGAAAAGAAACACTAGCAATTCTTAAGAACTTTGCTACACTCAATTCCAATATTTTAATTCATGAGGGTAATACATTCCAAACACTTACCCCAACTAAAAATGTCATGGCTATGGCAACAGTAGAAGAACAATTTCCAACTAAGTTTGGTGTTTGGGATTTGAACAAATTCCTTTCTACTGTCTCATTGTTTTCTGATCCTTATTTTGAGTTTGAAGATAAGTTTGTTATCATCGGTGACGAGAATGGTTCATCTGTAAAATATCACTATTGTGATGAAAGCGTTCTTACCATTCCGACTAGAGAGATTAACATGCCTGAATCTGTTGTTTCTATCACAATCGATCAGTCAACCTTTTCAGAATTACAGAAGGCATCTTCGGTGCTAGAACTTCCTGATCTTAGCGTAGTTCCAAGCGAAGATGGACAAACCATTCTTGCAGTTGTTGATGATCGCACCGATCCTACAAGTAATAACTTCTCGGTTACGCTTGGAGAAAACACATGCGAGAAGGACTTTGTGTTTAATTTCAAGTCTGATCTTCTTCGGATGTATCCCGGTAACTATACTGTAAACTTTACAGAAACTGTTATCAGTGAATTTTGTAATAATGATTTGGATTTAACTTACTACATCGCGCTGGAAGCATCCAGTAAGTATGGAGACTGATTTAAACTATGTTAGAACATGGATTGTTCGTCGAAAAATATCGTCCTTCCACTGTGAAGGACTGTATACTCCCTATTGAAATTGAAACTACCATCCGTAAGATGGTTGAGTCTGATGAATGTCACAATCTGCTTTTTCACGGAGGAGCAGGTTGTGGTAAAACTTCTGTTGCTAGAGCGATTTGTGCAGATCTTAATGCTGATTTTATTATAATCAACTGCTCAGAAGATGGTAACATTGACACTCTTCGAACTAAGATCCGGAGTTTTGCAAGCACCGTTTCTTTAAATGGTAATTCTAAGGTTGTGATATTAGATGAGTTCGATTACAGTAACGCACAGAGCATTCAACCTGCTCTTCGCGGAGCAATCGAGGAGTTTGCAAAGAACTGTCGGTTTATAATCACATGCAATTACAAGAACCGTATCATATCTCCCATTCACTCTCGATTTACTAATATCGATTTTACAATTCCCAGCGAAGAAAAGGCTGGTATTGCAATGAAGATTCTTCAAAGAATGGAATACATTCTAAAAGAAGAGAACATTGAATATGAACAGGAAGTTCTTGCAAAACTTGTAACCAAACATTTTCCTGACATCCGTAGAATGCTCAATGAAATCCAGCGGTATTCTTACAACGGAAAGATTGATGTTGGTATTCTGTCAAGTCTAGGTGATGTACACATTAAAGACCTTATGAAAGCGATGAGTCAGAAGAACTTCGCAGATGTAAGGAAGTGGGTTGTGAACAACCTAGACAATTCTTATTCCGATATCTTCAGAGCAATTTATGAGGGATTGTCTGAAAGTATAAAGCCAAATTCTATTCCAAGTGCAATCGTCACCTTGGGTGAGTATCAATACAAAGCTGCATTTGTTGCAGATCAAGAAATTAATCTAACTGCCTTAATGGTAGAACTTATGATGGAGTGTGATTTTAAATGAATGAACAACTAGAATTTTATTCGCAAATAAAACAAGATCAAATAGTTTTTTCTCTTTTCAAGGGAAAGAGAAATGGAACCTTTCTAGACATAGGTTGTGGTTCACCCAAACATATTAACAATACATATTTTTTAGAAAAAAATCTAAATTGGAGAGGTTTAAGTTTAGATTTGAATTATTCTATTGGTGAAGATTGGAAACAATATAGACCTGATTCTAAACTTATTTTAGAGGATGCTACGAATATAGACTATTTAAAGATATTAAAAGAAAATAATTTTACAACTAGAATTGATTTTTTATCTTTAGACTTAGAGCCTTGGGATGTTACATTTAAAGCTTTAAAAAAAATACCCCTAGAAAAAATACAATTTAATTGCATCGCTTATGAACATGATGGATATAGATCTGGTGATGAATTTAAACAAAAAACAAGAACATATTTAGAATCTTACGATTATATCTTATTCACGGAGTTAAATAATCAAGATGATATCTGGGTTCATTCAACCTTTGTGGAGAATCTTAAATGAAAGAAAAAAAGAAAAAATTTACCCCGACTAGGGATTTAGTTGCACTTGAGACAACTCTCAAGGAAGAAAAGATTACTGAGAATGGTATTGTTTATACCGATAATCAAGTCGCGGATAATTATTATGTTTGGAGTACAGTTTATTCTGTAGGTCCAGAAGTCACCGAGGTAAAGCCTGGTGATGAGGTGATGTGGAAGTTGGGATCTAATGAGTCTCAATTTTACAAGGACGGGGAATTTGTGGTTGATATTGTGAAATTTAGTGATCTATTGGTGGTGAAGTGTGAAACTGGGTGATTTTCTTACTTCAATCAATTACAATAAAAAAAATCTGTTCGAAGAAAATGAAGACTTTGCTGAAAAGTCCTATGTTCCATTTGTGATTAACAGGTGTTTATCTTATTTTCCCGATACGATACTTCATGCAAACATGATGAATTTGCATATGGGTGTTTCGAAAAGAATGAATTATGAATACTACTTGCATTCTGTTAGGAAAGGTAAGCGGTTTTCTAAAACATTAAAAAGTGAAGTATCAGAAGATTTATCTGTAGTGATTAGACATTTTTCTGTTTCTAGAACAAGGGCAAAGGAGATGCTACCTCTTCTTAGTAGAGAGTTTTTGGATGATCTGTCTGATATTTACCTCAAAACACACTAATTTATAAATATTATAAAGTGTGAAACTATAAAATGAGGTTAAAACTATGGATAAGGATGTAGATGTATTTAAAGGATTGGGTGTAAGAGTAAAATTAGAAGATGAAGACGACTTTTTAATAATAAAAGAAACCCTAACTCGAATGGGAGTTTCTTCACGAAAAGAAAATAAGTTATTTCAGTCTTGTCATATTCTCCACAAAAAAGGTGAGTATGCGATTGTTCACTTCAAAGAACTCTTTATACTTGATAAGTTAGAAAGTAACATATCAGAGTCTGATGTTGCAAGAAGAAATTTAATCGCAAAATTACTTGAAGAATGGGAACTTTGTGATATACTAGAACCAGAGAAAATAAAAGATCCAATTGCCAATATCAAGCAAATTAAGATCATTTCTCATAAGCAGAAAGACGAGTGGGAATTGATTCCCAAATACCATTTAGGAAAATAATTGTGAAACTAATATCTTTTTATACTGAAGGTGACGAAAAAAATTATTATGTGCAGTGTGCAAAAAGATTACAGGAAAATTGCAAGTCCTATAATTTAGATTTAGAACTGATAAAAAAGAAATCTCTTGGTTCTTATAGAGAAAATTGTTTATCTAAGCCTAAATTTATTTTAGATAAACTTAACGAATTCAAATGTCCTGTGCTTTGGATTGATGTCGATACTATTTTTAGAAATTACCCCGAACACTTCTATAGTGTGCAACTTGAAAATGTAGATATTGGATTTTCTTCCTCCCATCAAAATTTAATGGGAATGAAAGCATCTCCTCTCTATTTTAACTACAATGAATTGTCCAAAGTCTTTCTGGAAGACTGGATATCTGTGTGCAATCAAACTCTAGAAAATATGGATGTAAATTTTGATCATGAATCATTGTTCAGTATTGTTGATAAATACAAAGAGACAATGAAGTATGGCGTTTTTCCCGGCACTTATTGTCAGTGGCCACAAGATGTTAACGAGCATACTGTGATCGAAATGGGAATGTCTGATGTAGCAGATAAAGTGGAAGTTCTTAAGAAAATGGGAATAGATGGTAATCTTTTAGCGATACAAACATTAGGAATATTATGAAACAAATACAGTGTGTGGGTGCGGGATTTGATCCCTCACAATCTTCATGTTCGAATCTTAAACCTAAAACTTTTTCTTGGACTACCGAACCAGTAGATAATCAGGTTTTAATCGACAATGCAATTCTTTATGCAAATAAAATAGAAAGATCCAGCAACCAAAAATCTTATGGGTGGGTTTGTGAATCTTCTGCTATTGTTCCTCAATTGATTGAAGGACTCAAGGATTTTCATGAAGTTATCATAGAAGATGGAGAACTAGAAGCAATATTTACAAACGATAAAACTCTGCTTGATTTAAGTGATTCTTTTGTTCATTGCTCAACAGGAAGCAATCTTCCTTGGATTCAAGAAGAGTCTTGGGGTATGCATGAGAAGTTAAAACTCTGCTCTATGGTTGCCTCTCCAAAGGTGATGTGTGAGGGGCATCAATATCGTCAAGAAATTGCATGTAAATTTAAAGAGTCAATTGATCTCGTTGGTGGTGCATGTGACTCGGAGAGAATTGGTATTTCTTCTAACTTAAATCAAACATGGAACGACAAGAGATCGGCGATTGTTCCTTATATGTTTTCGATAGTTATGGAAAATGTATCTTCTCCTTATTATTTCACAGAAAAATTAACTGATTGTTTTGTGACAGGGACTATTCCCGTTTACTGGGGTGCAACTGATCTGGGAGAGTTTGATGAAAGAGGTATCATTAAACTGACTGATGATTTTGATATTGGTCAGTTGTCTCCTGAGTTATATCAGGACATGCTTCCTTATGCAGAAAAAAATTACGATGTGATGAAATCTTTAGAAATGGCTGATGATGAACTTGCAAACAAAATCTTATAAGCCCATAGTTAAAAACGGGGAATATCTTTTTAGAGATTCTTTTGAGTTTGACTTTCCTGTTGAAATTCATTTTTCTCGTATGGAAGATTTTACAAATGCAGATGCATTTAAGGTTCTCGTTCTGTCCAGCGAGTCAATGATGTCCCCAAATAGATCTACTGTGCATGATGTAATAAACAATCACAAGAGATATGATTTAATTCTTTCAGCAGATGATGAAATTAATGTTTTTTGTGAGAATGCACATTTGTTTCCATATGGAAGCACATGGTTAAATCGAGGTGCTATTAATCATCCAGATGGTCTTGGTTTCTATAAGCCTTCTCCCATCTTCGAAAGAGAACAAAAAACTTTTGATGTGAGTTTTCTGGCTTCTTGGTATAATATTGATCGGCCTGGTTATAACTTAAGAAATCAGGTGTGGGTAAGGAAAGATGAAATCGAAATGCCGACTAACTTCTACACAAGTACAAAGTGTTTTTCTGATTCCCCAAACCCTCTTCCGGGAGGTGAAAAAGAATCTCTTTTCGACTCTCAGTACCATATTTGTATAGAGAATCAATCAGTAGGACATTACTTTACGGAAAAACTTATTGATGCTTTCTTAACAGAAACTATTCCTGTTTACTGGGGATGTCCAAACATTGAAGATTATTTTGATGTAGATGGAATGATTTTGTTTCAAACATTCGACGAACTTAAAGATAAATTAAATGACTTGACACCGTCGTACTACGAAAGTATACTGAACATTGTTCATAAGAATAAGCAAAAGGCAATAGAGTTTGCAAATTATGATCAGAGAATATTTAATTTTATAAAAAATTCTGAAGTATAATAATGAATGTATTAGTAACAGGTGGGGCAGGTTTCATAGGAAGTAACTTAGTAGATCGACTGATTGAACAGAATCATGTTGTTACTTGTCTAGACATAAACCCACATGGATATTGGAACGAATCCGCCAAAAACTATACTGGTGATATTTGTAACCACATATTAGTCAATGATATAATGAAAGGCATAGACTATGTGTTTCATATGGCTGCTGATGTTAGGATTCAGGATGCTATACTAAATCCCATTCATTGTTATGAAACGAATGTGATGGGAACTGCTACGCTGTTGGAAGCAGCAAGAAATAACAATGTGAAGAACTTTGTGTTTTCATCTACCTCGGCAGTGTATGAGTGTAATCACATGGTACAAGGTGAAGATTCTAAACTCTGCCCAACACTAAATCCATACGCATCATCAAAGTATGCTGGTGAAGATCTGTGTAGAATGTATTCCACTCTCTATGGACTTCATACTACGATCCTGCGATACTTCAATGTCTATGGAAACCGACAACACACAACAGGACAGTATGCTCCAGTGTTGGGCGTCTTCATGAAGCAGAATGAGGCAGGCCTGCCTCTCACGGTAACTGGTGAGGGAGAACAGAGAAGAGACTTTGTTCATGTTTCTGATGTGGTTGATGCGAATATACTTGTCGCAGAGAAAAACACTACGCCATCTAGAGTATATAATGTTGGATCTGGTGTGAGTTACTCAATCAAAGGGATCGCAAATATGATCTCAGAAAATATCACCTACATAAATGAGAGAAGCGGAGAAGTGTTTGCTACCCAAGCAATGATTCACCAAATTGGTGAGTTGGGTTGGCAACCACAGATAAATTTACATGAATGGTTAAATTATGCCCAAAAAATCTAGTGATATTAAACTTAGTATTTTAATACTTTCTATACCTTCTAGGTTTAGTAAACTTGAAAAATTAATTTCTAAGTTAGAAAATCAAATAAAAACTGAAGATGTAGAAATTTTGTGTTTGATGGATAACAAATCATTTCATATATATGAAAAAAGAAATGAACTTCTAGAAATGGCTAGAGGTAAATATATTTGTTTTCTAGATGACGACGATTCTGTGGGTGATAATTATATAGAATCAATTTTAGAAGCCACGGAAGATAATTTAGATCTTATATGCTTCAAGCAACATTGTATTTACAACGGTCATCATTTCGATGTTTACTTTGATATCAATCATACATGGGACCCTATGGATCAATTGGTGTTTAACGGAAATAGATTTAATGATCTAAAGAGACCTCCATTTCACATGTGTCCATTCAAATCGGAAATAGCAAAGTCTGAAAAGTTCAGAGAAAACTACGATGCTGCTGGCCAGTCATGTGAAGATTCGGATTGGTTGCTTAGACTTTACCCGAAGGTGCAAAGTCAAACTATAATCGATGACGCACTGCATCATTACATTTATGACAGCAGAGAAACGGAATCTATTGTAAAATGAAACTAATATGTTTTTCATTATGGGGAGATGCTCCGATTTACACCGTGGGTGCTATAAGAAATGCAGAAATAGCATCCGAGATGTTTCCTGATTGGATTTGTAGGTACTATGTCGGTAACACGGTTCCTTCTGATATTATTTCTCAATTAGAATCTATGTCAAATACAGAAGTGATTCTCAGAGACTCGCCTGGTACACCTCATTCGATGTTCTGGAGATTTGAGCCTGCTTGGGATTCTTCTGTGGAATTCATGCTTTCTAGAGATACAGACAGTCGTTTGGGTATTCGAGAAAAAGCAGCGGTTGATGAATGGATTGAGAGTGGCAAGAAACTTCATGTGATGAGAGATCATCCTTACCATAATACTCCAATCATGGGAGGTATGTGGGGATGTAGACCTGTTCTTCTTCCAGAAATGGGAAAAATGGCAGAAGAATGGATTTCTACCCAACCAGATCAAAAAGGTAGTGATCAAAACTTTTTGAGAATGATCTATCCTATGATAGAGAATAATCTTCATACAAACGATGAATTTTTTGAGTCTTTTCCTTTTCCTATGAATAGAAATGAAGATCCTGTTGTGAAGTTCGTAGGACAAGTTTTTGATGAAAACGATAACTACGGCGGAGATTGGGAAAACGATTTAAAACAACTTAACATGTAATGGAGATAATGTCATGATGATTGAAGTATCAAACGGGGAAATTGTAGACAAATATACAATTCTTTGTATTAAAGGTAAAAAAATACAAGACGATGAAAAGTTAAAAAACATAAACAACGAAAAGAATAGTTTACAAAAAATAGTGCATGATATAATAGATACTTCTTCTGAGTTGTTTTCTGCGATCATGGAAATAAATGAAAAATTGTGGAACATAGAAGATAGCATAAGAGAAAAAGAAAAAGTAAAAGAGTTTGACGGTGAGTTTATAAAACTGGCCAGAAGTGTTTACTATACTAATGATTTAAGGGCAGAACTGAAAAAAAAGATAAACATCAATTCAAATTCTAATTTTGTGGAAGAAAAGTCTTATGAACAATACTGAAATTTATATACACACTCATTTGGGATTGGGTGATCATTTTGTGTGTAATGGTTTAGTTAGAAAATTTATATCAGAGACTTCTTTTGAAAAATATCATTTAGTATGTAAAACTAAAAACGAAAAAACTGTTCGCCAAATGTATAGAGATTTGGATTGTTTAGATTTGTACCTTGTAGAAAAAGATTCTGATCTTTATGAAAACATTGGATCTGACAATAAAGTTTTGAGAGTGGGTTTTTCTGATCACGGAGATGGAAAATTTGATAAAATGTTCTATGATCAGTTGGGTTTTAATTTTTCTGTGAAAAGAAAAAATTTCTATATTGAGAGAGATAAGGATCGGGAAAATGAATACTATGAGGAGATTATAGACTCTAAGCCTTATATTTTTGTTCATGATCGTTCTTCTGTTGGTTCTTTTGATCTACGAATAAAAAGCAAATTTAAAATAGTTAAACCAGATAATCTAAATTATACTCCTATAGATTACTTGAAGATTATTGAAAACGCAGAAGAAATACACTGCGTAGACAGTAGTTTTTTAAATATGATTGACTTGGCGGTAAATCATGATAAAATGTTTTTTCATTTAATAAAAATAGAATATCCCAGTATATCTGACAATTGGAAAATTATTAAGTATGAAAATAATTAAACCCAGTATAGGAGGGCACGATGGCTCTTCATTTAGAGAACTTCTTGATATGTGGGGAGAGCGGGGTTATTGTGAGGTGGTGAAAGGTCCATCTGTCAGAGACTCTGCTTACATTTGTGATCCTGACTCTCCGCAAGCTAAATGTTGGATAAATGATATCGGCAATATCCTGTTGTATGATTTCCCTTTGCTGGACAGATTAAAGCATGATTACAATATGTGTCTGTTCTCTAATACTTTTGCGGAGGGCCCAAAAAATAAAAGGTGGATCTTTTGGGCCAAACACTCTAGATTGTATGATTCAAAAAAAGAACAGTTAAGAAAGTCCTATGAAGATAGAGAGATTTTCTCTGGTTTCATTGGTGCGCCTACTAATTTTAAACGAAACCAACTCGCTGCTGAGTGGTCAAATATTTGTGAACTTTTTAGGTTTACAGACGATCCCATTGATCATGATATCTATCTAGAGACTTGTAGTTCCTTTAAGTTTGGAATTTCTTTACCTGGCGTTGGTCCTAAATGTCTGAGAGATGTTGAATATATCGGTATGGGAACGGTTCCGGTTTTTTCTCCGGGAGTTTCTGTAGATTATTATAACCCTTTAATAGAAGGGGTTCATTATGTTGGTGCAGGTAGTCCTGCTGAGGCAATAGAGAAAATAAAAACAATGAGTAAAATTAAATGGGAAGAAATGTCAAATAACTGCATAGAGTGGTTTGAGAAGAACTGCTCTGTTGAAGGATCCTTTAAAACCACAATGGAGATAATAAATGAGTAGTGGCTTATCGAAGCAGGGAAGAGAATATACAGATTTTAAAAAATATGGAGTAATATTGTGATTGATATATCTTATGGAAAAAATCCAGAACTTTATTTTGATTATAAAAAAGGATTAGAGTTTCTTTCTCTTATCAAAGATGAAGATTATGAGTACCCAGAAGAAATTACTAATTTTCATGTTTATACAGAGGCAAAAGATGAAAAGGAATTAGAATCAATTCGATCCTATCTTGCGACTCAGAATTTAGAAAAAACCAAGTTGATTGTTTGGTCTAATTATGATATAAGTAAACAAGAAAATATGCAACCATATAAAGATCATCTAGATCTGAGAGTATATGACGATGTAGAATTAGCGAAGGGAACACCTTTAGAGGACAATAAAAAATATTTAAATGTTTATGATGACGAAAGACATTGGATGTCTAGCGGTGTTATGAGATTTTTAGTTCTCTATAAATTCGGTGGAATCTATATGGACATGGATATGATTCTTCTCCGAGATTTTAAGCCTATTCTCGATCAATCTTTTGCATATCAGTGGGGATCATCTGTGGATTTTGCAAAGAAAAAACGATGGGAAGCAGATTGTCACGGACCTTGTGCCGCAATGATGGGTTCTGTTAGAGGGGATTCGTATATTGAAAATTGCATGAATCAATTACTCATAACTGAAATTAGGCCAAGAACCACTTGTTTTGACGAGGACATGCTCGGATATGTTTATGATAAGAATCCATTTACCGTATTTCCTACCACATTTTTCAACACTGAGTGGCTTGTTAGTAAAACTGATCCTGAATTTAGAAAAGTTTTAGAATCTCCTGCTGGTTTTTCTAAAATACAGACAGAAAAAGACTTTCTCTTCCTTGACGCTTTTGCTTGGCATTGGCATCATTCTTCTGCTAAGGATCTGATAATAGAAAGTGGGTCTAAGTTTGATCTTCTACATAAAAGAAATGATTTAATATTAAAAGAAAAAGGTATTATATAATGAAAAAGGCTTTGATTACAGGTATTTCCGGACAAGACGGATCTTACCTAGCAGAATTTTTACTATCGATGGGATATGAAGTACACGGTGTTGTAAGAAGAAATTCAGTTTGTTCCAATCAATCGACTAGACTTTCTAGTTGTTATGGTTCGGAAAACTTACATCTACATTACGGAGATGTTACTGATTTGTCATCTTTGATTACCATCATGAAAGATCATAAGTTCGACGAAGTTTACAACTTGGCGGCACAGTCGCATGTTAAAGTTAGTTTTGAAGTTCCCCTCAATACATCGGAAGTAACAGGATTGGGTTGTTTGAATGTTCTAGAAGCCTGTAGATTAACATGTCCAAAAGCAAAAATTTATCAAGCAAGTTCCTCTGAGATGTTTGGTAATGAAATTGATGATGACGGATTTCAGAGAGAAACTACAAGGATGTCTCCTGTAAGTCCGTACTCTTGCGCGAAAGTCTTTGCATATAATGTCTGCAAGAATTATCGAAATGCTTATGATATGTTTATCTCAAATGGAATTCTTTTTAATCACGAATCTCCTAGACGCGGTGAAAATTTTGTGAGTAGTAAAATTGTCGATGGTGTTCTTTCCATTGCTCTTGGGGAAAAATCAACTCTTGCTTTGGGTAATTTAGATGCAACCAGAGACTGGGGTCATGCAAAAGATTATGTCAGAGCCATGTGGTTAATATTACAGCATGATGTTCCTGATGATTTTGTTTGTTCAACTGGAAAATCTCATAGTGTTAGGGATATGTGTAAGTATGTCTTTTCTAAATTTGATATGAACTATGAAGATTATGTTGTCATAGATCCGAAGTACTTTAGACCAGAAGAGTTGAAAGATCTAAAGGGAGACTGTTCTAAGTTAAAAACCACTCTTGACTGGAAACCAGAATATTCATTTGAAGACTTATTAGATGAAATGATTTTGGGTAGCACTAAATATCACGAATTAGAAGATCGTGAACTCGTATAGATACTCAAAAGGATTTTAAATTATGAAACCAGAAAAACCAAGAATTACCCTGTGCATGATTGTCAAAGACGAAACTCATGTGATCGAAAGATGTCTAAGATCTGCCGCACCTTTCATTGATCGTTATGACATAACCGACACGGGATCTACTGACGGAACTCAAGATTTAATTAAAAAGACTATGGATGAATTAGGTGTTCCGGGAACAGTTCATCAGTCTGATTGGAAGGGGTTCGGAGATCATAACGGTCAAATGGGATCTCGTAGTGAGTCTTTGAGAAACGCAGAAACTAGCGACTGTGATTTTGCATGGGTTATTGATGCGGATGATTCGTTGGAAAGCGGAGAAATCATTGTTCCAAACGATCTTAGCGTTGATGGTTATTCTGTCAGAATTGCACGCGGTGATTTTGTTTGGTGGAGGAATCAGATATTTAATCTGAAAAATGCAACTTGGAGATATGTAGGTGTTCTTCACGAATATGCAACTTGCGATAAAGAACAGCCAAATTGTAGAAAGTTGGAAGGTAATTATAATTTAACTGCAAGAACTGAGGGTGCAAGGAATGTGGGAATTACACCACAGGAAAAATATAGTAGAGATGCCGAAACAATAAAAAAGGCATTAGAAGATGAACCAGACAACCAAAGATATTGGTTTTATCTTGCTCAAAGTTATTTTGATTCTCAGCAATGGGATAAATCAAGAGAAGCATATCTGAAAAGAGCGGAAGCAGGAGGTTGGGCTGAAGAAGTATTCTATTCCTTCTATCGAGCAGCAATTATAGACGGAATTCAAAATAAACCTTTAGAAATTATAGCACAATCTTTTTTGAAGTCTTTCCAAGCAAAGCCAGATCGAGCAGAGCCTCTATTCAATCTTGCTAGAATTTATCGATTAAATGGAATGCCCGCAGTTGGTTACATGTATGCTAGGATGGGACTGGAAATTCCTTACCCGCAAAATGATATTCTATTCATTCAGGAAGAAGTTTATAGATATGGTATACTAGATGAAGTAGGTGCGACTGCTTATTATGCAGGAAAACCTCATGTTGGATATGCAGCGTGTAAAAAACTTATAGATGAAAATTTAGTCTCTGAGGGTGATAAAGCAAGAGTTATAGAGAATCTTAGAAGTTACGAAAAAATTCTAGGACAAATGCAGCAGCATGAAATGCAGCAAAATATGAATCAGCAAATGAAGGAATACGCAGAAAAGCAAAAGAAAAAACAGGAAAAAAAGGAAAGTAAAAAAAATAAAGTAAAAAAACCCACAAAGACACCAAGTATACATACACAATATAAGTCAAGGAAAAAGGCTAAAAGTTAATATATGTCGGACAATATAAAAGTCAATAAAACGGAAAAACTTATCCTAAAGGAAACAGTTTCACCTGAATTACAGGAAGGAAATGTTTTCTATCGGGCTGAAGGTACTCCGGATGATTATATTCGATTAGATCCGGGTATTAGTAGTATTGATGTTTTATCCCCAGAAGGAAAAGTAATTAGACTTCAGGGAAATAAAAGAACATTGGGTGAACTTTTCACCGTTATTGAAGAAGTAACCGCAACAGAACAAAAACAGTCCGAACCTATCGTTATTATTGAGCAAGGACAACCCGGATCGCAGGGTTCTGTTGGTCCGCAGGGTGAGCGAGGGAGTGACGGTGAACGCGGAGAACCTGGCGAAAGAGGGGAGCCTGGTCCTCCCGGTCCTCCTGGTCCTGCAAATGGACCCAGAGGAGAAGACGGTGAAGAGGGCCCTCCCGGACCCCAAGGTCCCAGAGGACATCGGGGTGATCAGGGAGAACCCGGAGAACCCGGAGAACGCGGACAGCAAGGTCCAATAGGACTTAAGGGTGATCAAGGTGAAAAGGGAGATAGTATTCGTGGGGATAAGGGGGAACCTGGTCCTCGCGGAGAAAAGGGTTCTGTTGGCTCAGAAGGAAAACAAGGTGAGCAAGGTGTTCCCGGTCCAGTGGGATCACAGGGTCCAAAGGGTGATCGTGGGCAGGACGGACCTGCTGGATCAATTGGACCTAGAGGACAGCAGGGGGAAGTTGGAGAAAAGGGAGAACCTGGCAGAAAAGGTGTTCGTGGAGATAAAGGCGATCCCGGTGATTCTAAGATCGAAAATGTAAAATATCCTTTAGAGTTGGATGCTAACACAAAGACTCTAAGTTTTAGTACTAAAAAATTAGAAGAACTTCTTTCTAAATTTACATCACTCGCCCAGCAAAATCCAGATTATGCAGGTATTTCTGATTGGTTGGCAGCATCGGGTGGTGCTGTTGCAATTCGGGATGGTAATAACGGCGATAAAATCATAATCAAATCTCTGAATGACTTGATCATTCAGGGTGAAGGTGTCTCTGTTACTAGGGACAGAGGTTCTAATGTCAGAATGACAATTTCTGGTGGAGGAGATGTAACATCTGTAAATGGACAAACTGGTGCTGTTATACTTGCAGGTATTTCTGGGGATTCAGTTTCGAGATTCAACGGATTAACTGGTCAAGTTGGAATCAGTGCTGGTACAGAAATATCAATCACCCAATCTGGTAATACTTTTACCATAGCATCATCGACATCAACTCTCCCATCACAAAGAACATTTAGTGCCTCTGCTCCTT